TATTAGCTTGCCATAAAACCGTCACATTTTGTATGTGTTTAGGTAAGTGAGTTGGTATTTCTTGATTATACCAAGTACTAACAACACCTTTAGGTGCAATAATTAAAGCACCATTAACAGCTGCTTTATCATACAACATTGATAGGTTATCAATTAATACTTTAGTTTTACCTGTACCCATTTCCATAAAGTATGCATAGTTTTCGTGGTTCCACGATTTTTCTAATGCAGTTAATTGATGTGCATAAGGTTTGGTCTTAAATTTATAGTTTATCATAATTGTTATCTTTCTTTCTATTGACTTATATATAATAATAATTATATTGTTTGTCAATGTCAGAAAGCATAAAAAATAGTTCAGTGGTTTATGTAGTGCAAGAGATTGCAGGTACAAGAGAAGGTAGACCAAAAATAAATATAATTGGTGCATCACATTATGGTAATTTAAAATTTTTATTACCAGAACTTGCACAAATTATTTTTTCACCTGGTCCTTTAATAATAAAATTAAGAAGATTATTAAAAGATTTTAAATCACACGATTATTTATTATTAACAGGTGACCCTGCAATAATAGGTGTTGCTTGCTCTATAGTTTCTGATATGACAAATGGTAAATACAATTTGTTAAAATGGGACAAACAAGAAAGAAGATACTATCCAATAGAGATAGATTTATATAATAAAGGAGAAATAAATGAGTAGTATAGATTTTGAAAAAGATCAAGAAAGTGTTTTAAGTAAAACAGAAAACATTCAATCATTAGCTGATCAAGTAGAACGATTGCAGCAAATAGAACAAGATATTAAAAACAATGAAGAATATCTTAAACAAAAGAAAAAAGAATTAGAACATCTTTCAGGAGAAGTAATTCCAACTATGTTATCAGAAATGGGTTTATCATTTCTAAAACTATCAGATGGATCTTCAATTGAAGTTAAAACAAATTATAGGGCCTCTATTACTGAAGCAAATAAAGAGGCAGCTTATAACTGGCTTCGTCACAATGGACTAGGAGATATAATCAAAAATGAGATATCCGTATCTTTTGGTCGCAACGAAGATAACAAGGCAGCTGATTATGCTGACCTTGCGAAAAGTCAAGGGCTCCAACCGACACAAAAGATGAAGGTAGAGCCCATGACTTTGAAAGCGTTAGTCCGTGAACGTATTGAGGCAGGTAAAGAATTGCCAACGGAACTTTTCGGTGTATTCATCGAAAACAAAACAACAATAAAAAGGAAACAATAAACATGAACAATGAAGTAGCAAAAAAGGAAAATGCAGGTGCATTAGCTTTAAATTTATTTGAAGCAGATGCAAATGCTGGCTCTCAAAATATGGCGCAAGAAGATCTTGCGTTACCATTTTTGAAAGTCTTAGGACACTTATCTCCAGAAGTAAATAAGAGAGACGGGAAATATGTCGAAGGTGCAGAACCTGGCATGATCTTAAATACTGTCACTAACGAAGTTTTCGATGGTGAAAAGGGGATAGATGTTTTGCCTGTATACTACAAAAGACAATTAGTAGAATGGCAAGATAGAGGTGAGAGCAAAGGTGCTCCTGTAGCAATACACGAAGCAAGCAGTGACATTATGAGTAAGACAACAAGAGATAAGTCTTACAAAGATAGATTACCAAACGGTAACTATATTGAAAACACCGCTAATCACTTTGTAGTTTTACTTGCTAAAAGTCCAACTACAGCTTTGATTTCTATGAAAGCGACTCAATTAAAAATTAGTCGTAAATGGAATTCAATGATGATGGGACTAAAAATGCAAGGCAAAAGTGGTTTATTCACACCGCCAACATACAGCCACATTTACAAACTAAAAACAGTTCAAATGTCTAATGACAAAGGAACTTGGTTTGGTTGGGATGTATCTATGGTAGGCCCTATTCAAGACAAAGCAGTTTATGAAATAGCTAAAAGTTTTGCTGAAAGCGTAGGCAAAGGCGAAGTTCAAGCTAAACACGAAACTGACGAAGCTCCAAAAGCTAGGAAAATAAATTTATAAGTTCCTGTGCAGGACAACCGAGGCGGCGGAGGGAGACTGATGCCGCCTCATTTTTGGATATATGAATATAGTGAATGAGAAAGCTCCAAATAGTTATGATCAATGGATTGATCTAGGACGAAGAATTATACCTTGTTTAAAAGGTAAACCAGAAATTGCAAAGTGGAGCGATGACAAAGTAGAAATTACAAAAGAAGAATGGAAAAACAAATACGAACATTGTGCAATAGCATTAAGATTAGATGAAGATATTGATTTTGATATCGATAATCCTTTAGTAAAAAGATTCATAGAAAAATATATTAAATCATGTGGTGCCATATCAGGCAGGCCAACAAACCCATCAAGTCATTACTGGTGGAAAGGTAAATTAGATTACGCAAAGTTTGCATTACCAAAACAATTTGAAGAAACTTGGAAAAAATTTCCTCACGGTGCTACGTTGTGTGAGATTAGAAGCGGCAGTGGTTTTTATACTATTGTTCCTAAATCTTTACATAGTAAAGCAAATGAATATGTACAGTGGGAAAAATATGAAGATATTAAACATTACCCTGGAGATCTAAATGCTGACTTAAGAAAAGTTGCATTGTCTACGGCATTGTCTATTTTATATGCACCACAAGGAAACAGAGACGAGTATTGTACGGCCATAGCAGGAATTTTAAATAAACATACAGAATGGACAGAACAAGAAATTAATGAATTTATTTTTAACATTGCTGAAGTATCAGATGATAACGAAGCACACGAAAGATCTAAAAAAGGAACTACAACTAAAAAAAGTGGCAAAGCATTTGGTATGCCTAAAATTGCACAGATATGGAACTGTGATGTAAAAGTTGTTGCAGAAATATTTGGTTGGATTGGAATTAAATATGAAACAGTGCAAGGTGCGGGAGCAATAGGGGAGATAGTAGAATATTCTATAGATAGATATGAAGTACAAGTTTTTAGTAATAAAGATGGAGAGGTTCAAGAAGTAAAAGTTTTAGTAGATGGTCCAACTTTATTAAAAGCAAATTTATTTTATGATGAAGTAATTAGAAAAGCACAAGTATGGTTACCAAAAATGAAACCAGTTGATTATGAAAAGATAATGAAAATTAAATTTGATCAAAGAAAGAAAGCTGATTTAAATGATTACATAGCTGACGAAGATGCAAGTGAAGATAAAAAATTTATAAAACATTTTATGCAGTATTTAGTTAGAGATAGAGCTTATTTAGATAAGAAAGAACTATTTGAATACAAACTACCGTTCTATGATAAAAATTTAAATCAATTACATTTCAATATAGATAAGTTTGAAGATTATTTAGAATCAAAAAAAATAAATATAAAACGTGTAGATTTAATTAGAAAAATTAAAGATGTATTTAAAGGCAGAAAGTTAAACGGTAAATACAAAGGTGAGTCTTGTATATCCTGGGTTATAGAAAACCCTAGTAACTGGGTAAACCTTGAAACAGAAGAAATCATAATGGAAGCTGAAGATGCAGAAATAGTTGAGGAGGTTAAACAAATAACAAATGAATCCTAAATTCATAGCAGGACCACCAGGTACAGGTAAAACTCATGAGTTCATTACACAAAAATATGAAGAGTTATTTAAATTGTATGGTCATGAAAGAATAGTTGTCTTATCTCATACCAATGTTGCTGCAGATCAAATTAGAGAAGCCATAGCAGAACTTAAACCAGTTAAAGAAAAAGGAATAAAAGATTCTGATTTAGAAGATTACATTTGTACAATTCATTCATACTGTAAAAATAAATTAGTTAGTAAAGACGTATTTGATACTCAAGATCATGAAAATTTAGTTATGATTGATTCTTTATTTAATAAAGTAAAGATAAATAAAAATGAAGATGTTTTTAAAAAACATGGTTTTTATAAATTTTTAAATGATGCGCACAGTCACGGCTACCACGATAAATTAAATCAATTCTATTATAGAAGAGAAACAGATCGAGACTCTTATAACCCTTACAGTTTAAAAAGTATCAAAGTTTTAAAAGAAAAATATGAAAAATATAAAAAAGATCAAAACCTTTTTGATTTTATGGATATGATTCAAGAGTTTATACACAAAGCTAAAGCTCCTGATATAGATGCTTTGATAGTAGATGAAGCACAGGATAGTAACCAACCACAGATTAAAGCATTAGAAAAGATGTCTACCAATGTTAAGGATGGGCATTACTATATGATAGGCGATGCAGACCAGACCATATTTGAATTTGCAGGTTCTGATCCAGAATACTTTCACAAAATATCTAAAAAACCAGAAGTAGAATTAGAAAATGGAAAAAGATGTGGTGAAGCCATAAATACTTTGTGTAAAAAAATTATTAGTCCAGTATGGAAACACTACGGTTATACTAGAAAATGGTTACCTGCTGTCTATACGGATAGACATCTAAAACAAAATAAAATTAAAAAAGGATTTAGAGTTGGAGATGTCATAAAAGGAAGAGGTTATTACTTGCCTAATTTAAATTCATCAAGCGCATTAGATATTTTATTAGACAAGATAAACAATACTAATCAAACTTTCTTATTTACTTATAGACAAACACCAGGAGATAAAAGAATCATAGATTTCTTTAAACAAAAAGGAATAGAGTTTAGTCACGTAAAACATTCTGATTTCGTTTCTAAAAAAGAATTAACTTGCCATTTTGTATGGCCAGATTTTGTAAACGGAAAACCTATTGAACTATCTCAAATAAAAAGTTTTTGGGATTATATGGGTAGTAAAGCCATTGTAAGGGGTAAATCAAAAAAGAAGAAACCTTTCGAAGATTGGATTAAAAAAGAATATACAATAGACCATTTAATGGAAATAAATTATCTACATGCTGACATTAAAAAATATAAAAGTTTTGATCAGGTTAGAATAAACACTGACAAAGAAAGATTAATTTATATAAATAAATTAATAAAGAAGGGACCTAACTCTGAAAAGGAAATCAGGGTTAAGTATGGCAACATACACGATGTAAAAGGTTTAACATTTGACAATGTCATTGTTGATGAAAGTTTATATCGTGATGATGAACCTTTCTTTGTTCAATTAAGATTAAAGTATACTGCATACAGCAGAGGTATCTTTGACTATTGGACACTGTGTTCGGAGACAACAAAAAAATTAGGAGGAAAAAATGGATCCATATAAAAAACAAATTGGGGGCGCTCATTATCAAATGAAAATTCAACCAAGTGAATTTATAAATCACAACAAGTTGCTTTTCGCTGAAGGGAACGCTATAAAGTACATAGTGAGACATTCTAAAAAAAACGGAAAAGAAGATTTAGAGAAAGCTAAACACTACATAGATATGATCATTGATCGAGACTATTCTAGTGAAAAAAAAGAATCTTGGATAGATGGATATAAAAAATGGAAAAGTAAACAATGAAATGCGTAGTGTGCAAAAAGAAAAACATTGCATTTGATTGTGAGTATATGTGTAAAAAATGTTACAAAAAGAAAAAAAGGAATGATGTATAAACTTTGCTTAATAGACATAACGTTGATTATGGCAATTTGTTTAACATATTATATGATAGGCATATGAGAGAAAAAGGTAGACAGTGGGACGGTAGATCAAGAGTACCTACCGACGAATATAAAAAAAATTACGACGAAATATTTAAAAAGGAGAAAACAAATGAAACAA